CGACGCCCGACCAGATATAGGTGGTCTGCGATTTGAAATGAATTTCAGCCAGCAGCGCCGGGCGAATCTTGTTATCGGTGATCGAGCCCGGCCCCGAAAGCATCGGCGCCGACAAATTGCGCGGCACTAGCCTCAGCGCACCTCGAGCAATTTGAAACTTACGGTCGTCAGGCGCATAGGCGAGAACTGCACCTCGCGCCGGTTATCGGCCAGGCGCCAGAGCCCCAGCGGCGCGGAAAGAACGAGCGGCGTATTAGCGGCCGGGGATTCCCGCAGGCTTGGCCAAATCATAATGGTCGCGTTGCCCGATCCGTCGGCGTCGACCTGCTCGCACACGCGATAGAGGTGATAGCCGACCTGAAACAGGTCGCCGCGCAGGAGCACGCGAAAGGTATTCGCTTTCCAGCCGGTAGTGTTCAGTTGCGTCGCCGCGATCGTATTAGTGCCGGCGACCTTGGGCGCGCTTCCCTGTGCATTGCCGCGCGGCTTTTGCCGGCGCGGGTCGCCGAGTTGAAACACGTTCAACTGCCCGCGCAACTCGGCCAGAAAGCCCTCCCACTCGGCCGCCTGGTCATTGGTGAGCGGCGGCATGCTCACCGCCGCGTCCCAGGCATCGGCGCCTGGCCAGGCCTGCGCCTGCATCTGCGCCGGCACGTAGGGCGAGAAAATCATGGCCACGTCATCGTTCATGCCCAGCGCCATATCGGCAGCGCCAGGCGACGCCGGCAGCGCCACGAGGTTATAAGTGTTGGGCCCCACGGTGATCGATTGCATTCAGAGCCTCGCGCTAGAGTCTTGACCCGCTCGGCCGGCGCGCGTTGTAGTTGCGCATCGTCTCGAGGGTGATCGCCGGTATCTGGTTGAGGTAAGCGCCCATCGTGCGGTGCACGGCCGCCTCGACGGCCGTCGGGTCGCCGGCGCCACGGGCATCCACGTTGATGATGTGCGAAAACGAGCCGCCCATATTGAGGCTGCGATTCGACACAATGCGGCCCGAGGTCGCCGGCACAAATAACTCTGGACCCGATTCGCCCACGATGGCCGGCATCCCGGTTGGAATATCGCCACCGCCGTCAAAGTGGAGCAGGCTTTTTAGCAGCGAACTGCCAAAGGAACCGATCGCCGAACTTGCGGCGCCGCCGCCTTTGCCTACAAATAGCCGTCCAATCGCGCCGCCCACCGAACCGAGTGCGGCGCCGGCGCCCTCGACGCTGCGCGTCCACATGGGATGGGCGGCTGACTCGCCGAGTTTAAAGAGCCCGCCCTCGGCTATCTTGAGCCCGGTGCCGGCGAGACTAGTAAAAATCTGCTTGCCGGCCTGCTTCCAATCGCCGCGGCCGTGCTCGGTCAAGGTGCGCAGAATAGCGCCGTTGAAGGTGTCGACAGTCGCATTGAGCGATTCGCGAACGTGCGCAGGGATATCGGTGAAATGGGCGGCGAGCTCTGTCGCCGATTCCTCGAGCGCTCCCAACGCGGTGGCAGATTTGACGGCAGCCTGGTCGACTTCAGCCTGGCGCCCGACGCCGGCACCGTGACGCTCAATCGCCGCCAGGGGGAAAGCCGCGCCGGCATTCTGCGCCACGCCGAGCGCCGCGGTCCATTGCTCGGCCGAGAGTGTGTGCAATTGCTGGGTCGCGAGCGCAGCGGCCAGGTGCGAAAGTTGCCCGCGCTGCTCCTGCAACTGAATGGCGGCCTCGCCAATGCGCTCGGCGGCCTCAATCTCGGCCGCAGTGTTTTCAAAACTTTCCCGCGCCGCCTGCTGCTGCTCTCTCGTCTGCTCGGCAATCCCGCGCTGCGCCTGGTCGAGCCCCGACATCAGCGCATCGTGAATGCGCAGGTCATTGGCCTGCTGCTGTTGATATGCGCTATTGGCAGCCAGCCAGCCGGTCATCAAATCTTCTTGATATTTTTTGTTGGCGGCAATGGCGGCCTTGTTGGCCTCCTCGGTAGCCGCCTGGAATAAGGGCGCATTGTTCTTGACACTATCGGCGAGCGCCTGCCAGTAAGTCACCTCCTGCTGCACGCTGAAATCAGTGATCGCTTTTACGGCATCGAGCTCGCGGTGCCACTCCTGCATTTGTTGGGCGGCGGCCTGCTTCTGCGCGTCCAGGGCATCTTTACGCGCCTGCTCTTTGGCAACATCGGCGCGCGCCCCACTGTCACCCATCGTCTTCTGAATGTTCTCCTGCTCGAGTGCCTGTTTTTTCATCAGTTCGTTAACGGCATCAATCTCGTTCTGATAATCCCCCTGCCCGTAAAATCGGCTGCGAACAACTTGCTGCGTCTTCCCGGCTGCATCTAGATATGACTTTTTACCGGTCTGCACGGCGAGCAATTCATTGCGGCGCGTGATGAGCGAATTACCATAGGAGGTTGATTCGTTCAATTGGTCCTGAAAAGTCTTCGCCTCGGTCAGATGCTTGCTGTGTTCTTTCGCCATCGTTTGTTCGTAGTCTGTGCCGGCCTTGTATAGCTGCATCAAAGCGTTGGGTTGCTGATCGGCCAGAAGTTTACGCGCATCGTTGGTAGCAGCCACTAACTGGTCATCGAGTTTCCGCGCCTCGAGCGCCGCGCGCGAGAGTTCCTCAGCCAGGGTGTTTTGCGGCTTGCCCTGAAGTTTAGCGAGTTCATTCTGTAAATGCACCGTAGAAGCATCGAGCTCGAGGTTCGAAAGTTCCATCGATGCGCGCGATTTTTCCCACGCCTCGGCGTTCTTTTCGGCGGCTTCCTGATTCTGCTTCACAAACTCGTAAATCTTCTTGCCGGTTTCGATCACCGCCAGGCCTATACCGACAATCGCAACGGCAGAAAACGCCGAGGCCATCGCCGACGACACGCCGGGCAAAGACGCAACAAAGGTCCGAATATGGCCCGGCAATTCGACGCCGATTTGCTCGCCGAGTAGCGCAATCGCGCCACGCGCCTCGCCCATCTCATGTTTGGTACTCTCGGCGGCCGAGTGTACGCCGCCCTCGAGTTGCTTGAGTTGCGCTCTCGCCTTATCAATCGCGGCCGAGTAGGACGTCGAGTCGACGGCCAGAATGATTTTTACCGAACCTGCCGCCTCGGCCATAGCCGTTCCTCTTTCCTAAAACGCAAAAGCCGCCTCAGCGGGCGGCTTTCATTTCCCAAAAGTCGGTTTAGTTTATTGCGCTACCACTTCGCCGCGGCACTTGCGTCTTTGGCACGCTCGGCCTTGTTCCACTTATCGAATTTATCCTCAATCGCCTTGCACGCCTTTTGATGCGCCGGCGCTTTAGGTGGCACAGTCTTGCATTTGACCCAAAGGTCTGCCGCTTCGCGACCGAAATGCAATTGGACAAGTTGCGCGGTAAGTTTAAATGTCGATGCGTCGAGCTCGAGGTTCGAAAGTTCCATCGATGCGCGCGATTTTTCCCAGGCCTCGGCGTTCTTTTCGGCGGCTTGCCGCTCGGAATCACAACCGGCAAGAACTATGACTAATGCAAATAGAACTAACAACTTCATTTTTTGTTACAAATCTCCAGTCCTTAATTGTAGAGTGATCTCGTTTTTATTCATCTACAACTAAAGTTACCCATTTCGGCCGCAATACAAAAGGTTTAGAAGGCACTGCAGCCGCTATTCGTTTCACCATTTCCGCTCGAGCTCTGCCACGCGGCATTCAAGCCTATGGAGGCGCCGCAGCAGAGCCTGGTCTGGAGGTGTCGGAGGCAGGGGAATCTTGATGCTTCCTGAAAGAATCGGGACCACGATCGTTTCCGGCGGCGCCGGCGGCGTCCAGGTTGAGATGGAGTTGTAAAGATTGACCCAGGCCCTGCCGGCCGCGTTGATGCGTCCCTTCCAAACGGGCTCTTCCAAGCAGTAGCCGCAGCCATTCGGATTGTCCCATTGAAACCAGATGGCCGCCGCGATCCGGTGCTCCAGCCTCGCGATCAGCGCATCCTCGATCCACTGCGGCACATCGTCCATCGGGATCGCGCCGTCATCGGGATAGCCCTGCGTCCAGTTCCACTCCGTGTCCCAAAGCGGCAGGGCGCACCCATGCCTTCGCATCACCTCGTCGACCGCCTGGAGCGTGGGGCCGATGGCAGCGCCAGGAGTGCCCACATCGGTGTAGCCGTGGAATGAGACGATGTGGCTGTAGTTCTGGAAGCCCTGCGTCAGGTAACTGTCGATCGCCGCCTCTACGGTCGTCATGTTCTTGGTCGGCGTGGGTGTGGTCAGTTGACAAGTGGGCGCGACCTCCTGCAACACGCGCCACAACATCTGTTGCTGCGCCATCAGAATCTCATCGGTGCCGCACCAAAATGCGAGCGCATTGACTTCGTTCCACGCCTCGAAAAATTCGATTCGGAAGGTGCCGTCCGGCCGGCGCACATGATCGAGCAGGGCACGGAAGAACGCTTCGAAGACATCGAGCCGCGGCGGGTAATTACTGTGAGGCGACCTCACTCCTCCGTCGGGCCACTGAGGTGTGAAATCGCTGTCATAGGCCCACTCGGGCGTGTAGCAGAAGGTATAGAGCACCCGCACCGCGCGGGCCTCGCAGGAATCGAGATGGCCGTCTAGAATGCTCCAATCGTATTCCCCTTCCCGCTTGCAGATGTCAGCGAACGAGCACTGCGAATCATGCAAGCGCAACAGGTCAAGCCCTTGAGGGAACACGTTGCTGCAGTCGGAACAGCCGGGACTGAGCTCGTAACTCAGATAGCGGGTTTGCCCAAGCATCATAGCTGTCTCACTTCTTGGCGGCCTTTTCCACGCCGGCGGCCAGGGCATCGCAGCAGGCCTGCGCGGCAGCCCCGCGTGCGGCCTCATAGGCCGGCCGGATAAACGGATGCGCCGGGACCGCGCCAGTTTCGCGCCCCGGTCCGCGCCGCTTGCCGGTCGCCAGCAGTTTTAAGTAACCGCCGTGCACCTGGCGATGGCCGTACTCGACCCAGTTGGCGACCCGCTGCGTATATTTCCCTGGCCGCACGTATACCGCCGGCAAAGGCCGGCCGCCGTCCTCGGTGCCGCCGATGTGATAGCTGATATCGTTTTTGAGCGCGCCCGGCGGCAGAGCCGAACCAGATGTGCCGCCGGCGCGCACCGGCGCCCGCGCCCGCACCGCGGCCTCAAAAATATCGCCCGCGGCCCGCAGACCGGCGTTGATAATGCGCTTGGCCGCCTTGTCGCCGAGCTCGCCGAGTTTGGCATCGAGCTCGTGCAGGCCTTCGATCTTGACGGTAAAACCGCCCATCTCTCACCTCGCGTCGATACTCTCAGGCGCGCCCGCATACGCGCCGAACACCTGGCGCATGCGGTCGGCAATCTCGGCGCGCAATTTCTTTGTCAGCCGGCGCCGGCGCGGTATAGTTGCTCGGCGCGCGCTCGCAGCCGGCATCAGGTCGGCGAGCTCGAGCGGTTTTGATGGCCGGTACAAGCTGTGATTGATCATGTCTACGCGCAGGAGCGCAACCATGCGGTGCATCTCGCGCTGCCCGTCGACCCAGGCATCGTGCATCTTGAAAAATCCGCGCGGCGTGAGCGCAAAAAATTCGTCTTTCTTGAGGCCCATGCGGACCCGCGCAAAGGCCCACAAATCGAGCCAGGCCGGCGCGCGCGCGCTCACGCCACGGCGGCGGCCTGCAGAGGGTCCGCGACGGTTTCGTCGCCGGCCTCGGGTTCGACGCGCGATTGCGCCCAGGCCTCGCGCACCTTCACGGCGACCGTGTACAAATCCTCGAGCGTCGGCAGTTGGCGCGCCTCCTCGAAACTAAGTTCGGGATGGAAGGTGCGCACCGCGGCCGCAAAGATGATTCGCGTCGAGGCCAGGTTCTGCGCCGGCAGAGCGTAGAGCAAATTGACTGTATCGCCGCGGCCCTCGCGCCCGAGCTCGGCATTGATGGCCGTCTCGGCCTCGGCGAGCGCACCCAGGTCAAAGCATAAGTAATACTCTTTGCCGCGAATTTGAATGGCCGTGCGCGGGAGGGTCGCGTCGGCAAGGGTGCCCGCAATTCGTCTCTGCTTCATTCCACTATTCCCCCGTCGTATCGGACGGATTCCGAGTAAATGCCCACTGGACAAAGCCACCCGAGAGCGCAATCAGGCCGCCCAGAATGATATCCAGGCCATAACTCGTATCCATGTGCACGTGCCCGATGGCAATAATACCCGCAAGACTTGCGAGGATAAGCATTAGGAGGAAACCAAAGAGCATTTTTAAAAACGGCAGCCAGCCGTTATTGGGAGCATTACCCAGAAAGCTCATCTGATTCCCCTCCTCTCGCTTATGTGCCGGGCGTAATTACCGTCTTCCCGCTCAGTTGCAGGTCCATCGAGAACTCGATTTGCTTGGTGGGCGAAATCGAGAAATCGACTGATTGCACCAGCGCCGAAAAAGCAATCGTGTCGCCGGCCTGCTGCGTGCCCTTTTTAGGCAAAGTGGCGGTAAAAGGTGTGATGGCGCCCGACTGATACGCGGCCTCGGCGGCCTGTTGGCCGGTATCTGAGCTCACCCGGTTACCTTTGAGAGTCACCGTCGCGCCCTCGCGCATGGTGCCGATATATTCGGCGTCGAGGCCGGAGTTAAAGTTGGAAACGTTGGCCGTCGCCCACTTCGGGCGATTGAGCGGAAAATCGGACACCTCGCCGATAACCGTCGGCGTTGTGCCGATACTGAGAACAGTGCCGGCGCCGGTCTGCGCTTGCGAGCCGGTGTAGGTGGTCGTCGTCGTCTCGGGTTCGGGCATGAGGTTATCTCCTTCGTTTCGAAATTACTCAGGCATATTGAAAAACACATAAAACTCGCACATGCAGGAGAAATAGCGCGTTGTGCCCGGCTCAATGTCGGTGCCGGGATTAAGTAAATTGCAGGTGTCGATATAAGTGCCATCGGCCAGCAATTGTTTACGCCATCCCTTGAGCGCAATGGTGGCCGCATAGCGCAACCGCATCGCCTCGCCGCCGTTGATCGAAAAGGCGGTCACCTCGATGCGCTGGCGAATCATGCCGGCGCCGTCTTCGAACACCGCCGAGCCCTCGCCGCCCACGCATTTGTAAACCAGGCAGGGGTAGACCTCGCCCTGGTCGGGCGCCTGAATGGCGAACACGCGGCCGGCCGCAATCGCATTCACCGCGGCGTCGGCCTCGAGCAGCGCCGCCAGGCCCTCCTGCATCATTGCCGGTTGACCTCGCTGCAAAACAGAACCAGCACGCGGTTGCGTTCGAGCAGGTTAGTCACCGCCTGCACCGCAAAGGTGCGCGCACCGAACAGCACGCGATAATTGGCGCCAATAAAAACCGGCGCCCAGCGAATGGTGACGCGATAAGAAACCTCGCTGATCAGTTGCCCGCTCTCGTTGCGCTCGCCCGCGCCCACGGGCTCGATGGCGGCGCGCGCTGTGAGCACCGTATCCCAGGTGTCGGGCGTGATCGACTGCCCGAACGTGTCGCCGGGTGCGGTGCGCGGCGCCTGAATCTGAATCTTGTGGGCGAGCTCGCCCGAGCCGATAGATGGGTTGACAATCGACGTCAGCACGGCCGGTAATCTCCCCAGGTGATGATGTGCCCCTCGAGCAGACACATCGCCGACAACGGAACTTCGGCCAATTTCAAATCGCTCGTGGCTTCCGGGTTGCGGTAATAATGCGCAATCAGCAGGAGTAGGGCGTTCAAAACATCTTTCGGCAAATTGGCCACGTCGTAATCAACCGTCAAGGCCTGGCCGGCAAGCGCCGCCGGCAAAATAAGAGAGCTCTCGCCGGTGACGGCATCGGTCGAGAGCGTCGCGCCGGCGACGGCATTGCCGCCGCCATCGACCAGAAGCTCGAGGCCGGTCGCCCATTTCTTGGTTAACGCATAAGTCGACGTCGCGCCCGCCGGCACAGGCACAGTAAACGCCTCGCCGGCGATCGCCGCGGTGTAGTTTGCCACCTCATACGTGATGCGCACCGAACCAGGCTGGAACTCACTCTGCCACGGCCAGGCGCCGGTATTCGATGGCGGCGTAAGCCGTGCGGGAATGCTGGCTAAATCGGCCCGATAGAGAGACGGATCGGCAATAATCTCGGCGCCGTTTCCGTCCAGATAACCAACCGAGTTGATTTTGCGCGTGCGCCCGCCGGGTAAATCGATCACCGCGCTGTTGATGATCGGCGAGCCCACCGGCCACCCGCCGCGGTCGGCCGGCGAAAACGGCCCCTCGAGGCCTCCGGCCAGGGGAAAACTATCGATAGAGCGCAGCCAGGTGCGATTGAACAGCGAGCCCTGAATCACTTTTTCAGCCAGAGCACGCGCGGCGCCGATGTACACCGTCACGAGCTCGTCGTCGTCAGTGAATGCCGGGTCGATGCGGCACTGCTGTTTGGCAAGCGCCAGGGTCACCGGCTCGAGAATCGGCTCGCTGATGGGATACGCATTCAAAGGCATCGGCTTTTACCGTTTCCTGCGCGCGGCATTCTCGCGCGGCTTGCGCACCGCTTTTTCGGGCGGCGTTGTGACGGCCGCCTCGGCCGGCGCCACGACCGCCTGTTCCTCATCGGCGCGAATGGCCAGCCTCTGCTCGATCCAGGCGTGAGCCAGGTCGTCCTCGGCGTCGAGCGTCTCGCCCGGCCGGATCGGCCGCGGCAGGCCAGGCGGGTGAAAGTTGGCGATAGCAATCACGCGCATGAAAACTCCATTGCTTTCAAAAATACGCGGCGCCAAACGTAAAGGTTGGGCGCCGGCGCCGCGCTTTAGGCAAACGGTTAAACGTGCGTCTTGAGAGCCACGCAGGGATGCGTGCCTGGGTCAGTCACGCTGCCGCCGGCGCGCGCATAGGCGAGGAATCCGACCATCAACTGATCGGCATACCGCTCGTCGAGGCGCTGCATGGTCATTTCGCCGTCGGTGCGCAAGAGGTAATGCTCCTCGAGGTCGCCGTAGATGATGCCAGTCGCCGCGGCGGTCGTCGCATTGGGCAGGTATGCCGTCAAGCGAATCGGGAAGCCGAGAATCTGGTCGAGCATGCCGGTTTGCGGGTTGGGCAAAAACAGCGGGCGATTCAAGGTGTCGAGCAGGCCCATCGTGTAATTGCGCGTCGCCTTATTCATGTACCAGGCCGCATTAGGCTCGTAAGCCACGTCGAGCAGGCCCTGCGCGGCCAGGTAATCGGGATAGGTCGGTCCGGTGGCCGCCGCCGAGGTGGCAACCGAGGTCGTGCCGGTTACCAGGCTGGCGATGTTGTTGCCGCCGCCGTCGCCGTTGGCGATGAAGTTCTCAAAGCCGCGTAAAAAGCGCTTGCCCAGGCGGTCGCGGAACAGCGCCTCCAAATCGAAACCGGCGTCGGCGAGCTCCTGCCGGCTTACTTTGATCATGGTCGCCAGCATATCGGTCGATTGGATGACGCCCGAAAACGTCGGGTCGCTCTCGGTCACCGGCGTATTCTCGGCGACGACCACGACCGTGTTCGCGGTGTCGTTCTCGTAGCCGATTTTCATCGGCGCCCCATTGCCCGGCGTCACCTTCTTATTGACATTGCCATAAAGCGCGCCGATGTATTTCTGCGCGCCGATGAGCTCGTTGTAAAACTGCTGCGGCACGATGTAATTGCCCGTACCGCCCACCGTGATGTCGCGTTTTTCCCCGTCAATCACAATCACGTTTTTGTCTAACTGGCGCTGGCCGCTCATCAGCAAAGCGCGCTCGTTGTCGCGCAGAGAACGCTCGCCGCCGCGCATGTAAATTTCGAATGCGTTGCGGTATTGACGCATGCGCTGGCCGCTTTCGTCCTCTTCCATATCGGCGCCGGGTTGCGGCCGCGGCACGCGCGGGATTTCCTGCCAGCGCTCGCTGCGCTCGAGCAGGGTTATCTGTTCGGTGAGTGCGTCGGCCTCCTCGAGCATCGACGCCGCCTTGGTGCGCTGCTCGGCCGCGCAGCCGGGCGCCGTCAAAAGCCGGTGCGCCTCGGTCCCGAGTTGACCGCGCCTCATTTTCAATTCCTGGATTGCCATGACTAAATCCCTTCTCGCTCTCGCGGGTTACAGGTGACAGTGAACACTTTGCACGCCGCCATCCTCGGGCACGAGCAAAGAGTAAACAGAGAGGAAACGCCCGCCGGCCAGCGAAGGCGGCGCCGCGAGAGCGCGCGGGAAATTTCCGAGCAAACTTTTAGTTAAGCCGCCGAGATGTGCGCCCGCGCCCGCAGCAGGAGCGCGCGCCCTTGCGCCGTATCACAGGCGCAGTCGGCACAATCGCAGCCGGCGTGCGAACACTTCGAACAATCGCCGCCCATACATTCAGGGCAATCGCAGGTGCAGTAACCAGGCTCGGCGCTGCGCGCCTTGCCGCCGCGAGCAGCAGGAGCGGCCGGCCGACGAGTCCGGCGCGCCTCGGGCCGCGCGCGGCCGGCGAGTCCCTGCGCCCAATCGCACAAGCAGCCCTCACAATCACATTCGAAGTGCGAGCAGTTCTCGCAATTGCCGTCATCGGCACATTCGGGACAATCACAGGTGCAACCCTCGGCCCTGCTGGAAGTGGCCAGCCGGCGCCGGTTCGCGGTCGCCGGCTGGCCACCGGCCCGGCGCCTCTCGACCGCCAGCAGGTGCCCGCGCACATCGCGCGGCATGCCTGCCGGCCACAAGGCGCGGCCGACCTCGCCAGCGTGGCGCACGTCGACGCTGGTGGCCGTATAGGCGGGAAAAGTTACCGGCCCGACGTCGTATAGGTCGAGGTCTTCGATGGTGCGATAACTCTGCACATAATTGCCGTTCGCATCGAACTCATCGCGCCAGGATGCCTCGCGCACGTTGAAGGAAAAGGAGCAGCCGTCAATATCGCCGCGGCTAATCATGGCCGGCACGTCGCGCACGATGCTGGTCGTCGAATCCGTGTCGGCCTCAAACTTGAGCCCCGCGGCTGAATCGGTCAGGCGCATGGTTCCGTTTTTAGTGCGCGCCAGGATGTTGTTGACATCGTGATTGAATAAACACCGCACGTCCTGCTGCTCGCTCAGAGCTCGCGTAAAGGCGCCCGGCGCAATCGTCTCGATATACCAGCCAGTGTCGTACTGCTGCGAATACACCGCGGCAATGCCGGCGATGCCTGGTGTCTCGCCCTCGGCGGCGCGCAGGTGCGCGCCGGTAATAAAGCGCCGCTCCGGTGTTGTCATAGAATCAACTCTCCTTTTCCGCGGACCTCTTGCCATTCGGAAACTTCATGCTCGGCTTGAATGGCCGCGCTTTCGCGCGCGGTGTGTATGTGAATGCTGCGCACCAGGCGGCGAAACTCTTCGCGACAAAACTGCTCGCTCAATTGAAAGCGACCGCTGGTGCTTGAACGCTTCACGCGCCGCACCAGGCCCTCGAGCGCCTCGGCGGCGATGCGTTTCTGCGTCTCGTCCGGCCAGAAAATAAACGGGTGCTCACGCGCCGCGGTGTCGGCCAGGCCGGCCACGACCGGCTCGAGGCCGGCGCGCAGGCCTTCAGACGCGCCCGCCGCCGAACGGAAGGCGCGCACAAAAGCGCCGGCATGCGCCGCGGCATAACGGCCCAATAGGCGGCCCTCCTCTTCCTGATCGGCCGGCGCCATGTTGAGCGGCGAAAGATAAATGTCGCCCTCCTGCCCGATAGGATTCATACCCATTTGCCGGCGCACATCATTAGCCGAGAGCCAGCCCCACTGCCGGCCGAGCGCCATGCCTGACTGCGTGGTTGCGAAGTCGCCGCGCAGTCTCTCCGACACATCAAACTCGATCTGGTAGTTGTAGGCATTGGGCCCCGACCGCGGCACGAGTTTGCGCTCGAGCTCCTGCTCGATGCGGTTGAGATACGGCCGCAGCGTATCGGTCACAAAGGACAGAGATTCCTGCTCGTGATTGTTGTTACTCAGCCGCGAAGTATCGCCAACCTTGTGCGGAGCGATACCGAATAAACCAGCAATCTGGGTGCGCGTGAATTGCTGCGTGCCTAAAAACTGCGAATCCTCGGGCGAGATGCCGAGCGCCTGCCATTTCCATGCCGCGGTGAGAACCGCGACGCGGCGCTGGTTGTCGCCGCCATAGTTGCGCTCCCATGACTCTTTCAGGTCGCCGCGCTGCTTATCGGTAACGACCGTGCCCGCCTCGGGCGCCAGGATGCCTGAAGGAAAAGCGCCATTGCCAAAAAACTTGGAACCGAAACGCTCGGTCGCTTTCGCCAGGCCTAACATCTGCCGCGCCAGGGTGATTGGATTGAAACCTTTAAGCCCGTCGAAACCGAACAGCGGGCAATGAATCATATTTTCTTTCTGAATCACGCGCTCGGCGCCCGAGCCCATGCCGCTCGAGGTCAGATACTCGAGCTCGCCTGTTCGCGCATTACGCCGCGGGTTGGTCGACGATGCGCTCAGAGGATAGAGCCCGCGTACTATGCCCAGGCGGTCGCGAATAATCTCGGCATAAGCATTGCCGGTCGCCGCCATATTGCCGACGAAGGCCTCCCAAAAGGCCGACGCGCTCATCTCGTCGTTTGGTTCGCAAGCTAAAATCCAGGTCAGGTCGTGGTCGACCCGAGTGCGCCCGCCGTTTTCGTTAAAGGTGTAAATCACCAGAGGCAGACTGGCGACGCTCTCCGCAAGCAGGCGCACGCACCGGTACACGGTCGTAATCTGCATAGCGCTCGCGACATTGATAATCTCGCCGCTCGCGGTCGGCTCGCCGGCGCCGAGCCAGCCGAGAAAAGCCGCCAGCGAAAGCGGCACGCTGGGATTCTCAAGACTGGCGCGCGCGTTCATCCACTCCTGAACGCGGCCGCGAACTCGGGAAAGAACGCTCATCTTAAGTTTCGCCTCATCCCTTCATCCCAGGAAAAAGCAATCGCTCGAGGCCGGCGTTGGATTGCCGGTCATGGCGCGATTCATCGCGTTGAACAGCGCCGACGCCGGGTCAATCTTCTGCATGCCGCCGCCCATAATTTCCTTGCGCGGAAAGATGTTTTCGTTGGCGTCCTCGCGCACCATCACGTTCGAAATCGCCCAGGTAAGAACCGGGTTGGCGTCGTGATGAAATCGGCCCGAAAGCACAGCCGCCTCCAGTTCTTTCATGGCCGGCGAAAGATATTGCACCGTCTGCGGTATGGAAATCACCACGTCGTTGCCGGTACGCGTGGCTAGTTCCTGCTGCATCTGCAACGCCGACCAGGGATCGAACGCGATGCTCGCAAACTGAAAGCGTTCCAGTTCGTCCTCAAGCTCGCGCTGAATCTTCGCCAATTGAATCTCCGGCCCCTCGTGCGCTATCAGGGCGCCCGAGTGTACCCACTTCTCGTAATGCGGGTGGCGCTGATCGAGCGCCCGGTCGCGCGGCACATAGGAACGCGAGAACACGTAATAGTGCCGCAGCCCGTCCTCGTCGCGAATAAAAACCTTGGCCCGGCTGGCCAGATCAATCTTGGCGGCCAGGTCGGCGCCCTCATAACAAAACTCGTGGCGAAAATCATCAGCGCGCAAACTTGCATCTCCGCAGCGCCGCCAGGCCTCCATATTCATCCACGCCCGCCGCGCGTTGACCCAGCAATCGAAGTGTTTCGTCTTGACGGTCGACTGCTTATACGCCGACTGCATCGCCTCGCGCTGCTGCGCGCGCAGAAACTCGAGCGAAACCGACACGCCGGCGTTAGGATTAGCCTTGAAAATGCCGGCGTCAGTCTTCCACTCCTCCTCTTCGTCCAGGGTAAAAATCAGCACGAAAAAGCGCTCATTCTCAAGCGTGCCCTCGAGTACCTGCTGCGCCTCCTGCTGCATCACGTAGCACGGCCCCTCGATGAGCGAGCCCGCGGTGGTGATCACGATCACCAGCGGCTGCTCGCGCGCCCCGGTTCCGGTTTCCATCGTGTCGAGCAGTTCCGGCGTCAGGTGCTCGTGATACTCGTCGACAATCGCGCAGGACACCGAGGCGCCGTCGCCCGGCTTGCCTATCACCGGTTCAAAGCGAGAATAATCGGCGTCGATAAGCAAACTCTTGGCATTGATAGTCACGCCGAAATACTGTTGCAATTCCAGCGTCTTTTGCGCCATCAGCCAGGCCGGCCGAAATACCTCCCAGGCCTGCTTTTCAGTGGTGGCGCCGGAGTACACCTCGGCGCCATACTCGCCTTCGGCCGCGAACATGAACAGGCCCACCGCGGCCGCCCAGGTCGATTTGGCATTCTTGCGCGCGACGCATTCGTATACGCGGCGAAA